CATACAACACATTTCAAAACAACTTTTATACTAACATGGCGATATCAGAAATGTTTCTTGATACTGCACAACTACGCAACTCAGTTATATCACACGCGAAAGAACTTAATTATCTACCTAAGTCATCAACTTCATCAAAAGCAATAGTAAGAGTTACATTCACTGATACGAACGGCCCAGCAACTAGAACTATACCAAAAGGAACTAGATTTACAGCAAGCGCAAATGGGTCCGTTTTTAACTTTGTGACATCAGTTAATTACTTAGCTAAAAAGACTGCAATATCTGGTAATACAGCAACTTATGTAGCAGATTCAGTTGAAATATATGAAGGAGAAATTTTTACTAATTTTGAAAAAGAAGGGTACTTCGTTGAAGACTCCGCATTTAGATGTGTGCTTTCAAACGAAAACGTAGACATCACATCTGTAGAAGTTTCAACAGAAGTTGAAGGAGAAGAAGTTGCGTTTATATATAAAAGTGATATATATGGCGTTTTTCCTACCGACCTAGTGTTCTATATAGAACCGCACTTTGATGATAAGTATGCAGTTGTTTTTGGTAGAAACGTATTCGGTGTACAACCGTCGCCAGATAATACAATACAGATAGAATACAGAGTATGCAATGAAGACGAAGCAAACGGCGCTTCAAAGTTTGCTACTACGTTTAGACCGAATGTCTTGGTTGAAACTATACAAGCCGCGATAGGCGGAGCTAAGAAAGAGACTCTTGAAAGCATACGTTTCTTTGCGCCAAGATCTATCCAAATACAAGAAAGAGCAGTTACCGCAAAAGACTATGAAATTTTATTAAAGCAACGGTTTAACGAGATACAAGCTGTTTCTGTATACGGCGGAGAAGAGTTAGAACCACCTCAGTTCGGTAAGGTTGCAGTTTCTGTTGTACTTGAAGGAAGCGAGAATATATCTGATAGTAAAAAGAACGAATTTAGTAGATACTTATCAGATAAGACACCTTTAACTATAGAACCTATATTTGTTAATCCAGAATTTATGTATATAGAACTAATAGTAAATGCGTACTATTCATATAAACAAACCACTAAGGGTGAAGCTGAATTAGAATCTCTAATGCGAACTGCTATATCCGATTACAACGAAAACAATTTAAATACGTTCGGCGTAACGCTCAGATCATCAAAATTGATTTCCGCAATAGACAGTGTTGATGACGCTATCTTAAGTAATAGCATAGATCTAAAGGCGATTATAGAATATTCACCACCGTTATTTACTCCACAGAACCCTACGTTTAAATTTGGGTCTCCTTTAGTTAAACCGTACCCGTTTGTTAATTCGTCTGGATTCACTGACTATAAAGCAGCTGTATCCAGCTCAATATTTTCTTATAACGGTGTGTGTGCTCTACTTCAAGATAATGGTGCTGGCACTATACAGATTATAAGTAGTGATGTAATAAACACTAGAATTCTAAACGCAAGTGCAGGCACTGTAGATTATAACACCGGCACGGTTAGGTTTGTAAACTTTGTTACTGACGGCTACTCTGGAACTTCGATAAAGATACTAGCTAAGAAAAAAGAGAGTGATATTATTGCTCCGAAGAATAGATTACTACAGATACGTGATAGCGATATAACTATAGTGTTTAACGAGGTGTCAACATAATGGACGTAGAAAAGTTCATTTCGTACCAAATAGAAAAACAGTTCCCTGCTATATTTAGGGAAGATGGTAGGGAACTAGTAGAGTTAGTAAAGTATTATTATAAGTTTCTGGAAGAAAATCCTAAACAGAGTGTATATAATAATAGACGCATATTTGAATATAAAGATATAGATAATACGTTAGGTAGTATGATTATATACTTCAAAAATAAGTATATGAAAGATCTTCCTCTTGACGACGAGAACACTCGATTTATAGTCAAGAACGTGCTTGACCTCTATAGAAGAAAAGGTACTCCCGAAGGTGTGGAGTTATTCTTTAGAATGTTTTATGATGAGACTGTAGATATCTATTATCCAGCAGAAGCAATATTAAAACCTTCGTCGTCTTCTTGGAATCAAAATGTGTTTCTTCAATTATATCCAATAGACGCGACAGTATTGAGAGATGTATCTGGGAGAACTGTGTTTGGCTCTGCTTCCAAAGCAGAAGCAGTAGTTGATAGAAACATATTCATTCTTATCAATAATACATTAATACCGATATTGTATCTTAGCAATGTTAGAGGCACGTTCGTTGGTTTTGACGATATCTTTAGTACCATAGACAACGAGTTAGTTAATTTCGGTAGAGTCTATGGCTCATTAGCAAGTGTAGATATATTTACAAACAATGCGCTAGCGACTACAGGAAATAGCATAGGTGATATACTTAACGTGTCTTACGGTGGAGCTAGAGGTGGAAAGGTTATTGTAACGGATGTATCTCAAAACATCACTGGCGAAATCACGTACACTATTGAAGATTCAGGATTTGGTTATACTAAGGATAACACTCACTTATACGTATCTAATCAGATACTGTTCTCAGATAATCTTATAGACGATCTATTTCCATTAGAGTATCTGGAAGATCAGTTTGGAAGCCGCGGTATGGTCGTTGGTGGAAACGAATTCCTAGTCGGAGTAAGGATGGACCCAGATGAAGAGTTTTTTGCAAACTCTATCATATCTACAACAAGATCTAGTAATACTAACATTGTGATAGTGAATGAAATCGAAGATCCGTTTATAAGTTCATATGATGTTCGCTATTTCACTGACGTAGTTCTTAAGAACGATACTTCCCCAGGTCCATTATTTCCAGAAACTCCAAATACTGAAATTCTTTCTACTAAATTAAATGAGCTTGATAATGCGGAGACTGTATCTCTTATAACTGATATTATTGGAAACTATTTAGATGTTCAACTGGACTCATTAAACTATAATGACGCACCAGCATTAATTCCTATGTCTGGATTAACGGATCCTGTTACAAGCAATACTGCGATAGATGTTGCGTTTGATTTAACACCGTTTGAAATAGGATCTTTAAAAACGTTCATAAACGTAAAGCCTGGTGTAAATTATATAAACAGGGTATTTGCTATAGCATACGATCCTGTAATGACAAACTTTGATGTATACAACCAAAGTATCACGTTAGAAACTATATCTGCAACGTTTGAAGTCGGTGGCATTATAACTCAAGGATCAGTATCTGGAAAAATATTAGGTATATCAGGAAATACTATTAAAGTTCTTCCTTATTCTTACTATGGATTTAAAAAGCTTCCAATAACATACAACGGAATATCTTTTAACGTTATATCTATATCTAGAGACTACAGTTCAAGTAAATTAGGATTTAATAGTGTCATAAGCACTCTAACTGAATTCGCAGTAGGTAGAATTTTAAATGTAAGTGTTCTAAACTCAGGATACGGATACGTAGACCAAGAGGAAGTACTTCTAACAAACGATCTTGGGCAAATTATTACTGTAGGCAACGCGAATGCTAGAGGACAAGGAATTATAGAAGGAAGATGGTCTTCAACAGAATCTCACTTAAACTTTCAAGATGGCAAAGTTATACAAGATAGCGATTATTATCAAGAATATTCATATAAAATATCATCCAAAATTGATATAAATACTTATAAGAATACATTAACTGATATAGCACACTTAGCAGGGACAAAAATGTTTGGCGAATTCTCTCTTAAGGATAACGTTGACGTCAGTGTAGACATACGTAGCACAATCATAAGAGATTGAAACTCTTGAGGAACTAATGAGTACAATAACTAGCAGTTACAGAACAAGCAATGCTGATGTTTTAGTTCAAGATGTATCAAATTCTGACTATTATATCTTCGTGTCAACTACTGTATTTTCAAGTACAGTAAATTCGAGTTTTTCTTCAAACGATTTCTTAGAAAAAACTCTATTTGGTAAAAAGGTTGCGCCAAGCGACACATTTCTTATGATAGAAAATAGAAGATGGTTATATAGTAACATATACGATCAGTACGATGATATGTTGGATATATCTGACAAATCTTTTTATGTTATCGTGTATCCTTCAGATAATAGCACTGGAGATTATAGGGTATTTAAATGTTTATTTAATAATTATGGCGCACCATCATATAATGCACCAAACTATGAAGCAGATGTAGATGATCAAATATATCGCATGGGCGATGGGTATGTTTGGAAATACATGTATGCTATAACTCCAACACAATTTGAAAAATATACTGCGTTAAGATTTGCGCCAATAATAGGAAATTCTTCTGCTAACACAGCATTGAATAAATCTGTAGATCATATAGAAGTTTCAAATCCCGAAGAAAATAAAGGTTACGAATTAAAATCTGGCGTTATTGCAGAAGTACTAGAAAATGACATTGTAATATACTCTGCAAATACAGATAACAGTCTTTCAGCTATTAAAGATTATTATACAGGTCAAAATTTATATGTAACTAACCCTGATAATATATCTGAAGTTTACACAATAGATAAGTATACATATGATACATCAAATTCTAGAGCGACTATAAAATTACTAGATAAAGATAGTTTTATACAAATAAATCATTCATTTAAAATATTTCCGCGAATTGAGATAACAGGAGACGGCACAGGAGCTGTAGCGATTCCGCAGATCCGGCTTTTACCTGGCGATCCTGATAACGGTGTTATAGAAAGTGTCCTTATTCTAAATAAAGGCAGTAATTATACTAGAGCTTCTGCAAGAGTAGTTACACCTTTGTATGGGTTCGATCCTTCTGCCACTAGTTCAATAGACGTGGAAGCCATACTAAGACCTATACTATCTCCTAGCGGGGGGCATGCAACAAACTTTAAATATGAGTTAAAGAGTAAGCATGCTTTAATATACTTAACGTTAACAGATACTGATAACTTGTCTATACCATCGTCTAATGTGTATGGAAAGATTGGTTTAGTTAAGAATCCGTCCTTCACATCAAACACGTCACCAGCGTTGTTTGATAATAGAATAGAGCTGCAGCTAAGTTCTGCATTATTAGAAGAAGACGAAATTGTTACGCAGGTTTTTGAAACTGAGGTAACCTTTAGAGCGCAAGTTCACGAAGCTTCAGGGAATACAGCGTATCTATGTAACTATCATGGGCCGTATCAAAATTATGATATCGATGGATACTATGATATACCGTTGGATCCAACGAAACCAATAGTGTCTTCGCAGAACCAGTTCATAAGTATAAATAATGTTGTAAGACCGCCGTATGTTCAAAAAACAGGTGATGTATATTATATGACTTCGTTTGCAACAATTACTAGAACACCTACTTCAAATGAAGAATACAAGATTGTATTAGAGTTTTAAGGATAATAAATGCCAATTCGCACTAATCTTAATGAGCCACCATATTATGATGACTATGACATTACTAAACAGTATCATAGAATTCTTTTTAGACCAGGTTATGCACTCCAAGCGAGAGAGCTAACTCAGCTTCAGACTATATTGCAAAACCAAGTTGAACAATTTGGCGATAATATTTTCAAAGAAGGCTCAATCATAAAGGGTTGTAACTTCACTGAACTGTCATCTTTAAAATATGTAAAGGTTGCAGACACCGGCCTAGACGTGACTCAATACGTCGGTGGAGTTAATGAAACTACTGGTGTAGAAACATTCTACGAATTGGAAGGGCAAACAACTGGCTTGCGCGCATTGGTTATCGCAGCAGCGTTTGGATTTGAAACTAACGATCCTGATTTAAGCACTTTCTATATAAACTATCTTAACACTAGCTCAACTCAAGAAAAGGTTTTTGACCAAGGTGAAACACTTGATGTGTACAGATATACAATCACCGATGATATTACTAGCATAGGAACAAAGGTTACTGAATTTCCAGTTACTACTAGATCAAATCACGTGGGCAACTCATTCGGCGTTGTTTCTGCCGTTGGTATAGTATATCAAAAAGGTCATTTTTTATTCGCAAAGCAGCAGACTGTAATCTTATCAAAATACACAAACGTCCCTGATAACATTTCGGTTGGTTACAGAGTACGTGAGAGTCTTATTACATCACTTACTGACGCTAGTTTATATGACAACTCTATAGGTGCTCCAAACCAAAACGCGCCTGGCGCAAACAGACTAAAACTTGAACCTGTTCTAGTTGCTATTCCTACTGTAGACGCAAACGATGATGAAACATTCTTCACGCTTGCTAGATATGTAAATGGTGTGGCAGTTCAACTCAGAGACGTTTCGCAGTATAATGTTATTGGCGAAGAGATGGCCAGAAGAACATTTGAAGAATCTGGTAACTATATAGTAAAAGGTCTAAAGACAAAAATTATTGATAGAAATGGACTTAAGGCTTCTATAGGTCCAGGCGTAGCTTACGTTAAAGGTTTTAGAGTAGAAAATAAAGGCGAGATATTCGTTGATGTAGACCAGATCGACGTTTCTGAAACTGTAATACAACAGAATCAACCAGTTTCATTCAACTACGGTGGCTATGTTGATATAGCAAACAATGCTACAATAGGTACGCTTCCAGTATCAGCATACACAACAGCGAATTTAAGAAATGTTAGTAACGTAGTCATAGGTACAGCGTTTGTAAGAAATTATACACCTGATCGCGTATATCTATCAAATATACGAATGAGTGGCTCAAACAACTTTTCTGATGTTACTTCACTAGCAGGTGCAGCCGGTTCGGTACCTATATCTTCAATTATTAAACAAAAAGGTAACGATGTTTTAATATTTGATGTTGGCGAAACTTTTATAAAGTCTATCACTGATATAAGTGTACCAGTAAGAAAGACTAGAGCTTTAACTGGAATTACGGATACTATTACATTAGTTGCATTAACTGGTGAAGACTTTACAGTGCAGCAAGACGATATACTTATAGTAGATTCAACAAATGATAATCTAGTAATAAGTAGTGTTTCAAAATCAAGTAATGATACTGTGTTGACTATCAACTTAGTATCAGGACAGACTCCAGCAGCCACAGGAACTATATATTATAATTCAAGAGTACAGCTTACAGAACCACACAATAAATTAGATAAAACATTATATGTAAAAGCAACCTATGCTGTAGGGACAACGAAATACAGCGTTGGGTTCCCTGATGTTTATCAAGTTACATCAATAATAGATAGTGCTGGCAGCAATGTTACAAATAGTTTTAGATTAAAACCGAACCAGCAGGATCATTTCTATGATCTATCATATATTGAATACATACCAGGTAGACCAGAACCGGCAGCCGGTTTAATGACTATTACTCTAAAGGCTTTTAAAGTTGACACCGCAACTGGTACATATTTCTTCACCGCAGATAGTTATCCTAACACTATCGACTTAAGTTATATACCTACATACAGATCTGCGTCAGGCGCAAACTTAAATCTTAGAAACTGCATGGATTTTAGACCGCACGCAGCAAATACAGTATCATACACTTCCGCAGAAGTCATAGGGACCGCACCAACTGTGAGCACGGCCGTAGGTGCTGCACCTACGTTCACTGGAACATTCATAGTACCTGCGCTTAATTCGTCAGCTGTAGTTGACTATGAGTATTTCCTCAATCGTACAGACGTAATCACAATAGACTCATATGGTAAATTTTCAGCTATAAAGGGGAAAGTTAACTTAAAATCATATGCGCCTACTATAGAAGATGATAGACTTGTCATATCTCAAATATATGTACCAGGATACCCAGCGATTACAGCGGATAGAGCTTCTCTAGAGAATAAGCCAGATCTAGCGATAAAAACAAAGTCTCTTGGTACTAAAGTATATACCATGAAGGACATACAAGATATTGACAAAAAGATTAGCCAGTTATTTTATTACATGTCGGTTTCTTTATTAGAAGCAACAACACAAACACTAAATATCACAGATGAATCTGGTATACCTCGCTTTAAAAACGGAATACTAGTAGATCCATTTAATGATCTATCTATAGCAGACGTTAAAAATAACGAATTCAATGCTGCAATAGACTTTACTGAAAAATCTCTTACACCAGCTGTAAAAACTATCCCACTAAATCTAAAGTACAAAACTTCTTCAGCTGCTTCATTACATCCTAGTTCTTCTGAGATTGACATTGCTACATTAGAAACATCTACGAATATACCTATATTATCTCAGACATACGCTACTAGTTTTAGAAACTGCGTAAGTAATTTCTATGATTACCTAGGAACTGCTTATCTGTTTCCTGAATACGATGGCGCGTTTGATACAGTTACTGCGCCGTCACCAAACATTGATATAGATCTTGTTACTCCGTTTATCGAATACACTGAAGCGCTTCAAGAGTTTATTCCACTCACTTCAACGCAGTCTTCTTTAATCTCATCGAGAATTCAAGAAATCGGAAGAACTACAAGCGGTAAGGGTAAAGGTAGTACTACGCAGATTACAACACAGCAGACAGATATTATTCAAGATATAACTCGGTCTCTTAATGTATCTGAAGGTAGTGTAAATGAGCAAAACTTAGGTGAATTTGTAACAAACTTTAGCTTCAACCCGTTTATGAGATCCAGAGAAGTAAGGGTATTGATGACGGGTTTAAGACCTAATACTCGCCATTACTTCTATTTCGATAGACAAGACGTAAATGCTAACGTTGTACCAGGTTTAGTTCCAGCATCAGATTCAGTAAGAGATATAGTAAGATCCAGTTCTGCAAGTAATTCAGTGATTACTGACGCTAATGGAAGATTGGCAGCCATATTTACTATACCACCTGAAACATTTTACGTAGGTGATAGAACGCTTTTAATTTCTGATATCGATGATATTGATTCAATAGATTCCGCTGGAACTTCAGGTGGTTCTATTGTTTACAGGGCTTATAACTTCTCCGTAAATAAGCAAGGATTAACTCTTACAACTAGAGAACCGGAAATAAACATAACTGAAACTATTACGAATAGAACCGTTGTTAATAGACCTGTAATTACACAGCAAAGCAATAACGTAGATCCGCTTGCTCAAACGTTCTTTATTAAGTCTGCTATGGCGCGGGAGGCAGATTCGCTGTATGCTTCTAGAATTGATCTCTTCTTTAAGAGAAAGAGTTTATTAAACGGTGTTACAGTTATGTTAAGAGAAGTTATAAATGGGTACCCAGCCCCAGAAATTATGCCTTTCTCTAAAGTTCACTTAAACCCAGCCGACGTGACAACTTCAGAAGATGGTTCATTAGCAACAACTGTGTTCTTTAAGGCACCAGTAAGATTGGATGTAGAAAAAGAATACTCAGTAGTAATTATGCCTGATGCAGCCGATCCTGATTATTTAGTTTACACTTCAAAAGTTGGACAGACAGACCTAGCAACTGGATCGCCAGTTGTAATGGACTGGGGTGATGGAGTTCTGTTTACTTCAACAAACAATAGAGCATGGCAATCGTACCAAGATGAAGATCTTAAGTTCATTCTCTATAGAAGAAATTTTGAAACACCTACTGGTAGTGTGACTCTTACTAATGAGGACCACGAGTTCTTATCAGTAGCAAATATAACAGGTGATTTTCAAAGTGGAGAGACCGTATACACCTTAAAGAATCATTCTGGGTTAACAGCAAATACTGTATCTCTAGTGACAGGAAACACAACTATTGGTGGTACTTCGCTATCTGACACTTATGCTGTAAATGATTACATATATGCTGTTAGTGGAGCTAATGAAGATCTATTTAAAATTTTAGAAGTGTCATCCGGGTCCATCGTTGTTGATAAACCATCAAGATTTACAGGATCGTTTGAAGGTCGCCCAGCTGTAATTGGTAGGATAGTGTATTACAACAATAGAACGCCGGACATGATGGTTCTAGAAAATTCGTCTGCAAGTCTTAGTAAGGTTTTCTCGGCTGGGAATGTAGTTAATGGATTTACAACAGGCGCTTTTGCTACGATTGCGTCCGTTGATAATATAGAACTAAGTTATATGCAACCAATCATACTCAAAACAAATAACAGCGCAACTGATGTGTCTATGACTGGTACATTTACAGACCCAGCAGATCCTAACACTACTTATACTAGAAACATACAATTTAACGACAAAACAGTATACAATGAAAAAGGTTGTGTTATATATAGTAAATCAAATGGAGTTAAACCTTTTGATCTAGTTCTTACTATGACAAACGGGTCTAATCAAACGTCATCTCCGTTTATTGATGTTGAAACTGCAACGATGTTAGCATATCAATATAAAGTAAACGCAAACACTGAGAACACATCATCATATGTTTCGAGAACTATAGAGCTCGCTGAGAATCTAGACGCAGAAGACTTCTTACTATATACTACTGCGTATAGACCTATTAATACCAGAATAAACGTGTATGTAAAAGCGCAACACGCGTCCGATCCAACTCAAATAGATTTAAACGATTGGATCCAACTCGAGTTAGTTGAAGGTGATGAAGTTTATTCTTCTTCTAGCAACCTAAACGACTTTAAAGAATTTGTATATAGAGTACCAGAATCAGAAAAAGTTACAGATGTGCTAACATACACAAATACTACTGGAACATATTCTGGATACAGAAAATTTGCAGTTAAAATTGAATTCATAGTAGATGAAGTTAACGGAAGAATACCAATAGGGTCTGTACCAAGACTACTGGACTATAGAGGGATCGCGCTAACATGATACGTGACGAAAGAACAAAAGCATTAATAAATCCTGATGCAGATGCGCTTTATAAATATAAGGCAGAGAGAGAAAAGACGCGCAAAATGATTAAGATAGAGCGTGATCTAGAACATCTTATGCAAAAAGTTGAAGCTTTGTCTAAACTTTTAGAAACCAGGATAGAGAAGAATAATGGCTAAGTCAATAACAGAAGTATCTGCGAACAATACGTTTCAAGTATGGTTAGACAAAACAAACGAAATTGTTGATCTTATAAACAACGATATTTTTACAGTATCACCGTCTGCGAATGGAGACATTACGATTGGTAATGCTACATTAATTGGCAACTTGACTGCAAATAATATGATTGCGCACAACCTATTAAGAGTGGACACTATAAGCCCTATGGTAGGTTCTACAGCAGTACTATTAACTGCTCCTTTGAATGTAACTACTAACCAAGCTGTGTTAGAGAGACTAACCAGTTCAGCCGGCCCTAGAATTGCATTCACGGATGGCGCAGTTGAATGGCAAGCAGGCTTTGAAAGTGCGATCAACAAAAACTTCGTAATTACTTCTGGTGGATCAACAGTGTTCAGGATGACTACTGCTGGAAACATAGAAGTAAGCGGTTCTATAACAGCAGGCTCAGTAA